GAATCGCAAGGCTTAGAAGGCGCTAGACGTATGTTTCAAACATCACAAAGATTAGAGGAAGTATTATAATGGCTGTTACAACTACAAGAACATTACCCGCACAATTTGTCGAAGATTTAGGAAAAGATTTAGCAACACAGATTGTAGCACAATCCGGTGTACCTACGGTAACTACAGGGTTAGCAGGAATATCACAACAACCAGGAGAAACTGCTGCAGATTTTCAAGCTAGACAACAAGCAGCTAGAGAATTTACAACAAGACAACAAAGTTTAGCGGGACTTGCACCACAAGTAGCACAACAAGATGCATTACAACAACAAGCACAACAATTAGCAACTCAAGGTGTAGGATCTTTCGCACCGTTTTTACAACAAGCTCAAGCAGCAGGAACTGCTGCAGGCACAGCGTTAGGTGGAATTGGTTTAGGAGCAACAGCTTTTCAACAAGACGTACAAGATTTTATGTCTCCGTTTCAAGCACAAGTAATAGATGCAACACTTTCAGAATTTGATCGTAATAGAGCTATACAAGAACAGCAAATAAGAGATCAGCAAGCAGCTTTGGGTGCGCTCGGCAGTGGTCGAGCGGGAGTGCAACTCGCAGAGTTTGGCACAGGGGCTGCGAGAGAACGTGCGTTATTACAGGCCGGTCTCTTGCAACAAGGTTTTGGTCAGGCAGCAGCTGCCAGACAACAAGATATAGC